CACAACTGGAACATCACCGAGGCCGAAATCAGGCGCGAGTGCGCCCAGCACCTGAACGACGGGGCGCAAATATGATTTACGATTGTTTGATGTTCAACGACGAGGTTGACTTGCTGGGCATTCGCCTGAGGCACCACCGCCCATTTGTCGACCATACCATCATCATCGAGGCCACGCATACTTACAGCGGACAGCCGAAGGAACTTCATGCCCATGAATCGCTGGCGCTGCTTGAGGAAATGCAGGCGGGCCGGGTGACGGTCATCTGCGTCGATGCCAAGCCGACGGCCCGGCACCCGGCTGGCTGGGCATTCGAGCACCTGCAACGCAACATGCTCCGCGGGTTCTCGTTTCAGCCGGACGATATTCTCATCTACTGCGACACCGACGAGCTCGTACGGTCCCGCGACGTGATCGATCAGTTCAATGTGAGCGGCCTGCCGATAATGTCGCTGCAGATGGACCTGTACTTCTACTATCTCAACCTGCGCCTGAAGCGTGGCGACATACCGGGAGCGAACTACCATGTCGCGACCTGCTTCAAGTCGAAATGGCATATGGGCAAGTTGCTCCGGGCCGAGCACCTGCGCAGGGTAACCAACCTGTACGAGTTGCGCGAGCACCAGCTCTGGCACCAGTCGCCGGATCTGATCGCCAACGCTGGCTGGCACTACAGCAACCTGGGCACCCCCGAGCGCATCGCCAGGAAATGCCAGGCCATTTCCCATTTCGCCGACGCCGAGTTTGCCACCGTCAACACCGAAACCATAGCAACCAGGATCGCCCAGAAGGGAGATTTGTGCGGCCGGCCTGGGGTGGAGTTCGAGATCGTTCCCGACAGCCAAGTGGTCCCCGAAGCATTGGAGGAAAAATATGCTTCCTTCTTCCTTGGAGCATGAGGCCCGCAACATTCAGTTCCTGGAGTTCGAGCTGTCGAACCAGTGCCAGCTCGCCAAGGCCCACCCCTGGTGCCCGCGCAACGCGCTCGGCACCGAACCGCTGATAACCCTGCCGACGGAGGCCATCGAGCGCGTCGTGACCTACTTCGCCCGCTGGCAGTTCAGCGGCACGGTGTACCTGAGCATCTACAACGAGCCGCTGCTCGACGCGCGGACGCCGGAGCTGATCCGCTACGTCCGCGCGACGGTTCCGCGGGCCACCGTGCAGATGTACAGCAATGGGCTCGCGCTGACGCCGGAGCTTGCCGAGGAGCTGGCGCGGGCAGGCCTGCACATGTTCCGGCTGTCGCTCTATGCAGAGACCGCCGGCCGCGACTTCCAGCCGGCGCTGCGGGTGCTTGCCGGGCACGGCGTCTACGTGGCCCCGATTGAGCGGAGCGGCCCGCAGACCTATGGCGCCCACGGCTGGGATGAGCGTCTGGGCCTCTACGACCGGGATGCTCGGTGCCGGGCCGCGTGCTACATGCCGATTCAGTATTTCTGCGTCAACTGCCGCGGCGAGGCCATGCTCTGCTGGGACGATTGGCGCAGCACGGTCACCTTCGGCAACGTGCTAACCGATTCAATCGAATCCGCGCTGATGAACCCGGTCCGGCTGGCGAAGCTCGCAGACCTGAAGCAGGGCCGGCGCGAGGGCGTCTGCCGCGGGTGCGCCCGCCCGACCGAGCTGTGCATTTCCGAATACCGAAACCGCCTCAAACTGTAAGGAGCAAGAGCATGAAGGTTTCCTGTTTCTGCTGCACCTATGGGCGGCCGCCGGCGGTGCTGGCCGAGGCCGTCGAGAGCTTCCTGCGCCAGGACTATCCCGGCGTCGCCGAGCTGGTGATCCTCAACGACCTGCACGGCCAGCGCCTGCACCTGGACCGCGCCGCCATTCCCGGCAACCGCGTAATCGTGATTGCCAACAACCAGGAACGCTATCGGACGCTCGGGGCCAAGTTCTGCGCCGCCGTAGACCTGTGCTCCGGCACGGTGCTGTTCCCCTGGGAAGACGACGACATCTACCTGCCGTGGCGAATCTCCTACAGCCTCGAGCGGATGGTCAACGGTTACTACCACACGAACCGCGCCTGGTACGAGCACGGCGGCCCCGGCGTCCTGGTCTCAGCGACCAACCTCTTCCACTGCAACATGGCATTCACGCGGGAGCTGTACGACTTCATTGGCGGGTACGACAGCGATGATACCCCAGCCCTCGACCAGTCCCTGCACCGCCGGCTGATGGCCGCCGGCGTGTCCGGACAGCTTGTCCCCTGGGATCGGGTTCACTACATCTACCGATGGCAGTGGTCGGGGTCGTGGCACGGTTCGGGAATGGGCGACGCCACGCCGACAGACGAGGCCGGACGCCGCACCGCCATGGCCATTGCCGCCCGGCAGGTGCCCGTCGGGGATGTTTCCCTGCGCCCGGCCTGGTCCCGCGACTGGCTCGCGCTGGCGCAGAAGGCTGCTGTACGGACCGCCGAGGTGACCCATGGCTAGCCGCCGCCGCCGCTACACGTTGGTCATTGCCGAGCGCAACGAGCCGGACTTGCAGCCCACCGTCGAAAACGCCCGCGCCACGCAGTCCGCCGACCTCGAGGTGTTGGTCGTGTCCGATACCTCCGGCCGCGGTCCCCAGGCCTGCCGGCATGCTGGCATCACCGCCGTCAAGACCCCGACGGTGATCATCGCCGACGGGCACATGCGCTTTGCCCCCGGCGCCCTCGACTCGCTTGCGCAACTGGTCCGGCTCAACCCCCAGACGGTATTCTGCGCCAAGTGCCACCACAATGCCGAACTGAGCTTTGCCGACGGCGCCTATGGTGGCGCCCGCTGGTCCTGGAAGAGCGAAGAGCGCAACCAGTACTGGGTGCTCTCCGGCAAGTGGCGGGACACTGCCGAGCCCGGCGAGATCGGCGTCCCCATGGGGGCCTGCTACGCCTTTTCCCGTGAGTGGTACGAGCACATCGGCGCGCCGTGGCGGCTGGGGCAGGGATGGGGCATGGACGAGGAAACGCTGGCCGCCTGCACCCAACTCATGGGCGGACGTGTCGAGCTGGCTCCGGTCGAGGTCGCCCACCGCGCCCGTGCCCAGGCGGACCTGCCCTACGCACTGACCCATCGCCAGGCTGCCGGCGTCTGGGCCAACCGTCTGGCCATTGTCGAGATGCTTCCTATGGCCGCCGACGACCGGCACGAGCTGACCACCTGGCTCAACCGCAACGCCATCATGGCGGTTGCGCAGACCATCTGCCCCATTGCCGAAGCCCACAAGCTACGCGAGCTGCTTGCGGGCGGCCCCCTGTCCTGGTCCGATTGGAAGTCGCGCTACATCAACCCAACGGCGGAGGCCCCGCCAGGAGAAGCCGAGATGAGGAAGAGACTGGAGAAGACCGGGCGGATCGTTCCCGCCGGTGCCACCGTCGCGGACATGGTTCGCGAGTACGTCAAGCCGGCCGCCACGCTGGAACGCCCGCCCCCGCAGCGCATCCCCAACCGGATCGTGCAGGACACCGGCGTTCGGTGCGTCCACTGCGGACACCGCTTCGACCACCGCGTCACCCATACCTACCCGAACGATCGCCGCCGGGTGCTCTGCGGCGGCTGCCGCCGCCCGTTCATCACGGCCCGGACCATGGCCGCAGTCCAGTCCAGCTAGGCCCTAAAGGGACATGCCGCCTCCGTGCGCCGCCCCTCAACCGGGGCGGTTTTTCGTTTATTGATAGGATCTAACATTAAGGCGGTTGTCGGTTATTGATATGACAAAAATGTAATATTATCCTCTCGTCAGAACAAAAACGTGAGGCGGGAGAATGGCGATCAAGACGACCGAAGAGCAGCTCGAGGAGGTCCAGGGCGCGATCAGCGCCGTCCTCACCGGGAACCAGTCATACACGCTCGACGGCCGTTCCGTTTCCCGTGCCAACCTGGAGGCCCTCCAGGCCCGCGAGGCCGAGCTGCTCCGCCGCTACGCCGGGGAACAGGGCAATCGTCCGTTTCTCTCGGCCGTCACCCTCAACGGAGCGGGGTACTGATGGCCGGGCTCTACCAGCAAGGCCGGTCGCGCATCGCGCTGGGCTACAACGCCACAGAGGACCGCGGCCGCCGCCAGGCCCCGCGATCCATCATCCTGGCCGAGGACGACGAACTGACCCCGGCGCGCCGCCGCAAGCTCCAGGCCACCGCCAAGGACCAGCCGCGCAACGTCGCGGTTCTCGCGTGGATGGTTCGCCGTCACCTTGACTACGTTTCGCGCTTCTCTATCCACGTCAACAGCGGCTATGACGACGTTGACGCCAAGCTCGAGCGCCTCTTTGCCTGGCATGCGCGCCCGGACAACTTCGACATTTCCGGCCGGCACGACCGCGATTCCTTCCTCCGCCTGGTCGAGGCGTCCAAGGTCATCGACGGCGACGTGCTCTTGGCGAAGCTTGCAAGCGGTCACCTCCAGGGCATCGAGTCCGACCTGATCGCGAAGCCGTCCGACATGGCCAAGGTGCCGAAGGCGTTCCGCGACAAGATTTCAGATCACGGGCTGGTCCTCGACGACTACTTGCGCGTCACGCATTACTGCCTCTGCACCCGCGCCAAAAACTCATCTGCGCGCGCATTCCACTCCCTGCTGCCCCGCGAAGAGGCCATCTTCGACGGCTACTTCTCGCGCTTTTCGCAGACCCGCGGCGTGTCCCCGTTCGCGCCCGTGGTAAACATGGTCGCCGACGTTTCCGAGACCCTTGAATGGGTCGCCCTCAAGGCCAAGTTGCACGCCCTCTTCGGGCTGGCGTTCAAGCGGTCCGCGCCCGACAACACCCGCTGGAACAAGTCCGGCTACACCAAGGGCGCGAACAGCACCGAGGACAAGGCCACCGAGCCGGCCACGGTCAACCTGAATCCCCGCGGCATCTTTACCATCGACTGCGACCCCGGCGATTCCGTCGACCCGATCGAATCGAAGACCCCGGCCCCCGAGCTGCTCGGCTTCACCCGCGAGGAGATCCGCATGATCCTCCTCGCGCTGGATATCCCGTTCACGGCCTACGACTCGATGCAGGCCAGCTTCTCGGCCCGCATCGCCGACCGGGTAGAGTACGAGGAAAGCGTCGCCGAGAAGCGCCGCCGCAACGCCGAACTCCTCCGCCAGTATTCGGACTGGAAGCTGGCTGTCTGGGCGCAGGTGCCGACCATGCTTGGCGAAGTCATGGCTCGCCACAGCTTGACCATCGCCGACCTCCAGCAGGCGATCGAGTGGATTCCCGCCGGCACCCCATGGCTGGACAAGCGCAACGAGGCCGCCGGCGACCAGCTCGCCATATCCCTTGGCGTCGACTCCGCCCCTCGCGTCGCCCGCCGCCGGGGCATCGACGCCTACCGCGTCCTCGACGAGCAGGCCGCCTTCCTCGCCTACGCCAAGAAGGTCGGAGTCCCGATCTACACCGGCGCCCCCGGCCAGGTCGCCGAGCAGGCCGAAGAGAAACCACCGCAAAAGGAAGATGCGCCATGACTCGCTGGCTCTCCACCGGATATCTCTCGGGCGCTCCCGTCGAGCGCGTCGACGAAACCGCCGGCACCATTCACGGCGTCAAGGTCTGCACGGCCGGCGAGGCCAAGGGCCACGGCGTTCACCTCGACGCCGATTTCGTTTCCGCCGTGGTCGGCTTCGGCAACGAGCGCAAGCAGGGCCTCAAGGCCCGGTTCGGCCATCCGAACATGTGCAGCACCGCCCTGGGCACCTTCCTCGGGCGGTTCAAGAACTTCCGAGAGGCCGACTTGCCCCGCGAGGACGGCACCCTCGCCCGTACCGCCGTCGCCGACCTCTTCCTCTCCAACGAGGCCCGCGAGACCCCGCATGGCGATCTCCGCGCCTACGTCCTCGGCCTGGCCAAGAACGAGCCGGACATGTTCGGCACCTCCATCGTCTTCGATCCCGGCCGCGAGTTTCGCAAGCAGCAGGACGGCAGCAATGCCTACATCGCCTATCAGGTCGGCCCGGACGGCCAGCGGCTGCTGAACGCCGACGGCTCGGCCGCGCTGGCCTACGTGGACAAGGACGGAAAGCCCATCGACCAGAAGGCGGCACCGCTTTCCGAAGAGCTCTATGTCGAGTGCGCCGCCCTCCACGCCTGCGACTGCGTCGACGATCCCGCCGCCAACGACGGCCTCTTCTCCCGATTCTCCCGCGAGACCGTCGCCGGCCAGGTCACCGAGTTCCTCGACCTGCACCCCGAGGTCTGGCAGGTCGTTTCCGGCAACCCCGAAATCCTCGACGCCATCGCCCGCCACGGCGACCGCCTCGACGAGTTCCTCGCGAAATACCGAAACCACCACCAACGGAAGGAACAGCCGATGATGAACACGCCCAGCGCCCCGGACGGGGAACAGGCGTCCGCCCCCGCCGTCACCGAACCCCAGAAGCAGCTCGATGCGGCGGCGGTCGCCCCCGCGGAGCCCCCGGCGGCGGAGCCCGTCGGCGAACCCGCCGTGCCGGAGGCTCCCGCCCCCGAGCCGGAACCCCCCGCCCCGGAGCAGCCGGTCGGCGAGCCCGAGCCCGAGGCACTCGGCACGTTCAGCCAGGAGGAGTTCCTGCGCATCGTGTCCGACTTCGGCCCGGAGATCGCCGTCCAGACCGTGGCCAAGAGTGGCGACTACGAGACTGCCCGTGATGCGCATTTCGCGCGCCTGGCGGCCGAGAACGTCGCCCTCAAGGTCCAGGTCGCCGCCTTCGCCGGAGCGTCGCCCGTCCCCGTGGTCCCCGCCGAGTCGGCCAAGCCGTCCCGGCTCCAGGACATGATCCGCATTCGATAACCCAACCTCACGCAAGGAACCCACTGCAATGGCCGACCAGATCAACACCCTGAACGCTCTCGTCACCCTGAACGAAAAGGGGATGGCGGACATCTTCCCGTCGAACGTCCTGGACGACGCTCCCGTCCTCCAGGTGCTCGCCGCGGTCGCCGCCTCCAACGGCACCCTCCACAAGTACCCGCGCAAGACGGCCCGCGGCACCGCCGGCTTCCGCGCCATCGGCGCCGGCGTCGCGAACACCGCGATGTACCTCGAGCTGGTCACCGACACGCTCAAGTACATCGACGCCACGGTGTACGCCGACATCGCCGCCGCCGAGGCCTACAGCGGCGGCCCCGCCGCGTACCTGGCCATGAACATGGCCGAGCAGGTCCGCGCCGCCATGTTCGAGCTGGAGTGCCAGGTCATCAACGGCGTGACCAACGACGCCTCCGGCTTCACCGGCTTCCGCGGCATCCTCAACACGCTGACCAACGCCATGGTCGTCGACGCCGGCGGCTCCGGCTCCGACGTCATGACCGTCTACCTCCTCCGGCACGGGCCCGAGGACGTGGCGGTGGTCGCCGGCAACGACGGCCGCATCACCTTCGACGAGGAGCCCAGCAAGGTCCGCATCCTCGATGGCAGCACCAACCCCTACATGGCGTATGCCATTCCGGTCGGCGGATGGTTCGGCCTCCAGGTCTCGAACACCTACTGCCTGGGCGGCATCGTCAACATCGAGAGCGCCGGCGCCAGCAACGTCCTCACCGACGACCTGATCGCCCAGGCGATCAGCAAGTTCCCGGCCGGCCGCGGCCCGAACCTGATCGTGATGAACCGGACCGCGCTGCGTCAGCTCCAGGACAGCCGCACCGCCACCAACCCCACCGGCGCCCCGGCCCCGTTCCCGGAGAGCTCCTTCAACGTGCCGATCCGGGTCACCGAGGCTCTCGGCATCACCGACACCGCCCTGACCACGACCACCACCACCACCACCACCACCACCACCACCACGTAACCCTCCTTGGCCCCTGGGGGCCGGAGCAATCCGGTCCCCGGGGGACTTCTCCCCATGACGCTAGCCGAATACCTCGATGCCGACGCGGCCTGGATTCTCGCCGATCTGCCCAAGACGGATTCGGTGACCATCCAGCAGCCCGCCGTTTCCGTCGATGCCAACGGCGAGCAGGTTCTTTCCTGGAGCACGCTGGCCACCGTCGACGCCAACGTCGAGGCCCAGGCCGTGGAGGAGGAGTATGAGGCCGCCCGGCTGAAGGTGTCCCGCGAGTACTCCATCGTCTGCGCCTATGTCGCCGGCGTCACCGAGAAGTGCCGCATCCTCTACCAGGGCAAATACCTAAACATCGCCCGCATCCTGGCGGACGAGACCACCAAGCGCACCCTCCGCATCGAGGCCTTCGCCGACCGCGACACCTACGACAACGCCTTCATCACCACCACCACCACCACCACGGCCTGACATGGCGCGGCAAACCCTCAATCTCCTCGGCGACAAGGCGCTGGCCCGCAAGCTCCAGCGCATGGCCGAGGCTTCCTATCGGCGCGTCATGCGCCCCGCGATCCGCGCCGGGCTGGCGCCGATGGTCCGCGCCATTCGCCCCCTGGCCCCGCAGGACACTGGCCTGCTGGCGGTGGCGATTTCGCCGAAGATGTCCCGTCGTGCTGCCTCGGGCCGTGTCTGGGTCGACCCGGCCATGTATGTCGAGATCGACGGCCGAACTCGCCGCGCATCGAAATACGCGCACCTCGTCGAGTTCGGCACCCGCCACTTGGCCGCGCGCCCCTTCATGCGGCCCGGCGCTGCCGCCGCCCGGGGCCCAGCGCTGGCCCGCGTCGAGTCCGTCGCCGCCCGCGAACTGGCAAAGGAGGCCCGCCGATGATGGCCGACCTCCGCAGCTTCCTGCTCTCGGTCGCCTCGGTCCATGCCCTGGTCGGCGACCGCGTCTACCGCGCCCCGGCGCCGCAGGGCGCCACCCTGCCGTTCCTGACCATCCAACTGATTTCCGGCGAAGGACGCCACCATGCCGGCGGACAGGCCGGGGCCGTCCGCGAGACCTGGCAGGTGGACGCATATGCCGCCACCGCCGCCAGCCGCGACGCCGTGGCCGAGGCCATCCGCCGCGCTCTCGACTGCTATGCCGGCCCCATGGTCTCGGCGCAGGTCGAGAGTTGCTTCCTGGTCGCCCTTCGCGAACTGGCCGAGCCCCGCGGCGACGCCTCCGCCGCTTGCGAACATCGCGCCTCCCTGGACTTCGACCTTGTGCGGTCCGCCGCAACCGAAGACCGGGTTACCACCACGACGACCACCACGACGACTACCACAACGTAAGGAGCTGCCAAGATGGCCAGCAAGAAGGACGGATTCGGTGTTCGGATCATGCTGCAGACCAGCGGGATCACCTTCCAGGAGAAGGGGGTCACCCCGCCGGGAGTCGACGGCCAGGATCCCGTCAGCATCTCCCACAACGCCAAGGTCAGCTACGTCGAGAAGCTGGCGCGCGCGCTGAAGGAGCTCACCCCGGCGAGCGGCACCGTGGTCTACGACCCGGCGCAGATCTCGACGATCACCTCGGCCATCAACGTGCACCAGGTCATCTGGGTCTCCTTCAAGGAGGGCGACGCGGTCGCCTTCTACGGCTTCCTGCGCAAGTTCGAGCCCGAGGAGATGCAGGACGGCGAGCAGCCCACCGCCAGCATCGAACTGGTCCCCTGCGGCGTGAACGCGGCCGGCACCGAAGAGGGCCTTCTCTACTACACCACGACCACCACGACCACCACATAACCGGCGGAGGCATGCATGGCGAGCATGGACAGGGCGGCGCTGCTGGCGGCTTGCGGAGTTCGCGCGGCCGAGGACCGGGACATTCCCGGGGTCGGCCGCATTCGCCTCCGCGAGATGTCCGGGGCCGACCGCGACCGCTACTTCGCCGCCCTCCTGGGTGCTCCTCGCGTGCAGCACCAGGGGCACGAGGTTCCCAACCCGGTCGGCCTCCGCGCCCTGGTCGTCGCCATGACGCTGGTCGGGCCGGACGGCGCCCCGATGTTCGCCTCGGCCGAGGAGGCCAATGCCGCCCTCCGGCCCGAGGCCATCGACGCGATCTTCGCGGTCGCTGCTCGCCTCAACGCCATCGTCCCCGAGGAGCGCCAGGAGATCGAGGGAAACTGACGCGCAACCCGGAGCGGGTCCGCTGGTTCCGGTTGGCGAGACAGATGGGCAGGTCCGTGGCCGAGACCCAGGCCGCGGTGAGCAGCAGGGAGTTCGTCGAGTGGCAGGTTTACGAACAGCTCGAGGGGCCGGGAGAGCCGGAGCGGTCGGATCTGCGGATCGCCCTGCTCGACTGGCACATGCACCGGCTGCTGCTCGGCGACCGGAAGTCCGGGCGGCTGCGGCTGACGGACCTCGCGCTGCGGTTCCGGCGGCCAGGCAACCCGGCGGAAACATTGACCTACGAGGATAAGCGGGCCGCCTGGCTCAAGGCGGCGGGAGTGAAGTAGAATGGCGCAGATCGGCACGCTTTCGGTTTGGCTCACCGCGAATGCGGGGCCGTTCACCCGCGCTCTCGGGCAGGCCCAGCGCGGAGTTGCCGGATTCGCCCGCCAGGTCACCGGCCTGGGCGGCATGGTTGCCGGAGCCCTCGGCGGCTTCTCTGCCCTGGCTTTTGCGAAGGGCGCAACCGCCGAGTACGCCAAGCAGGAAAAGGAACTGGCCAAGCTGGCCGGCGTCCTCGCCGCCACCGGCGGCGCTTCCGGCTACACCGTGGCCCAGCTCAACGACCTCGCTTCCGAACTCCAGCGCACCACCGTCTATGCCGACGACACCGCCCTGGCCGGCATGGCCATGCTTGCCACCTTCAAGAACGTCAAGGGCGATCAGTTCAGGCAGGCCGCCGTTGCCGCTGCCGACCTGGCTTCCGTCATGGGCACCAGCCTGGACGGCTCCATGCGGATGGTCGGCCGCGCCCTGGAAGACCCGATCCGCGGCATGACCATGCTTCGCCGGATGGGTGTCACCTTCACCGAAGAGCAGAAGACCGAGATCAAGGCCTTGGTCGCCGCCGGCCAGCTTCAGGTGGCCCAGCAGCGCATCCTGACCGAGATCCAGGCCAAGTATGGCGGGGTCGCCGCCGCCACGGCCGACACCGTTTCCGGCAAGCTCGCCCAGACCGCCAACAAGTGGAGCGACGTCAAGGAGATGATCGGCTTCACCCTGGTCGAGGGCCTGCGACTTCCGCAGCTCATGGACACCATCCTTGCGAAGCTCGCGCCGATCGAGCAGTGGTTCGCCGCCGGCAACGGCGTTGCCTGGTTCCTGGAAATCGAGTACGGCTTCAAGAAGATGCAGGCCCTGCTCGGCATGCTCGGCGCGAACCTCGCCGCCCCCTTCCTGTGGGTTCAGGAAAACTGGGGCAAGCTCTGGGCCAACGCGCTCGCGGTGGTCCTGGCCTTCGACAAGGATCTGCTCGCTGCGCTCCTCAGCCCGCTGACGGCATACTTCCAGGTTTGGCGCGCCGGGTGGGCCAATGCCTGGGAGTTCGTCAAGTCCGGCGGCAAGGGTGGCCTCGGCGCGTTCTTCGACCAGATGGTCTTGGACACCACCCGCGCATTTGCCGACCAGATCGGAGGCATCGGCAAGAACACCGAGGAGGCGCTCGCGGCCATGGGGGCCACCCCCTTGGCGTTTTACAGCTTTGCCGACATGGGCGAGGCGTTGACCGGGCTCGATGTCGAGCTCGAGGAGAAGCTCAAGAATATCGCCAAGCCCTTTGCCAAGCAGCTCACCCAGGAACTGGCGGCCCAGCCCCTGGCGCCAGAGGCCGAGCCGGAGGCGGTGTCTGCGGGGGCATCCAGGTTTGCTGCCGCCGTGGAAAAGGGCAGCCTGGATGCGTACAAGGCCATGCTTCCGAAACGCGAGAATGAACAGGTCCGCATCGCCAAGGAACAGCTGGCCGTCCAACGCCGTCAGCTCGCCGTGATGGAGCAGGGCGGCGGCATGACGGGGCTGGAGCTGGCAACCATCGGAGTGGCCTGACAATGAACAGGACGCGCATTGGCTTTGCTTTGTGCGCCATGGCGGGAGCGGCCCTGGTGCTTACCGTGGCGGCAACTGGCGGACGAGTCCTGCCTGTCGACATCAACGGCCGAACCTTTCAGCTTGACCGCAGCACCTATGCGCTGGAAATCCTCAACTACGAGCACCACGAAATTCACGCAGGCAGTTACTTCCGGGCCGGTCATCAGGTGGATCTCTCCGGATCGGCGGCCACCAACTTGGTAATCGTCACGCCGGACTCGGCCGCATATGTCCACATGCGGCCGCGGGTGGATGTCGAGTCGGAGGCGGAAATCGCGCTCTGGGAAGCCCCGGCCGTGACTAGCGGCAGCGCCGTGACCATCTACAACGCCAACCGCAATTCCGCCGGCGCTTCTGCCTGCGCCTCGGTTTCCGGGGCCACCCTCAACACGTCGGCCGCAACACTGCTGATGGTGCAGGTGTTGGGCTCCGGGAGAGGCACCGGGGGCAACGCCACGGCAGCCGAGGAGTGGGTTCTCAAGCGCAATACCAAATATGCCCTCGTGGTTACCAACCAGACTTCCAGCGCCAACGAAGTAAACATCCGCCTGGACTGGTACGAACACACGGACAAAGAATAACCATGGCCACCGCATACCTCAACCCCGGCGCCACCGCCACCCGCAACCGGGACAACTCCGCCTCCATCACCCGTACCTATGTGGTGCGCTCCGCCACCGCGATCACCGAGACCGACGCGCTCCTGGCTACCAACCTGCCGCAGCCCGGCGAGGCCCACCCAGGCAACCCCCGCGCCCGCGTCGACTCCGTCCAGGTCAAAGACCTTGAGGCGGGCAAGGTCTGGGAGGCCACGGTCAACTTCTCCGTCCCGTCAGGACAGGGTGACTTCGGCGGAGCCGAAGACGATCCCGAAGATCCCACCACCCGCCGCCCCGAGGTGGACTTCGGCTCCGCCCCATACACCAAGATCGTCGACAAGGCATATGGCGGCAGCGATGTCCAGGGCAACCCCACGCAGCCGATCCAGAACTCTGCATCCGACCCCTTCGACCCGCCGATCCAGGAAGAGGTCTCCCGCCCGGTCATTTCCGCGAAGTACGCAATCCGCCGCTTCAACCCGGCCGTCAAGTTCGAGCTTGAAAACACCATCAATGCCTCCGCCATCGTGTTCTGCGGCTTCCAGGTTCCGGCTCGCCGCGCCCGGCTGCTCTCCGTGGGCTGCTCTCCCCGCTACGACGCCGACGATGTGCTCTACTGGGAAATGGCCGTTCAGGTGGAAATCAACTGGGACGGCTACACCCGCAAGCTCCTCGACCAGGGCTACTACTACTTTGCCTCTGGGGACAAAACCGAAATCACCGTGAAGGACGCCAGCGGCAAGGATGTGCCCGTCACCGAGCCGCAGATGCTCGACGGGGCCGGCGGCCTTTCCGAATCTCCGCATTTTCTCTCCTTCGATACCTTCTGGGCTGCCGACTGGTCTGCCCTCAACCTGCCTCGGGAGTACTGACCAATGGCCATGCAGCAGATCATTCGCGGCGACACCCTCCGCCTGACCGCCAAGTTCACCGGCGTCGACCTCACCGGCTGGAAGTGGGCCTACACCCTCAAGCGCAACCTTGAGGATGCCGACGATGCCGCCCTGCTGAAATTCGGCCCCACCGCCGCGACGGCCGGGCAGATCGCCGCGTACCAGCTCGACTACTCCTTCCCCGCCGCCGAGACGCTGAACCTGGCGCCGGGCCTCGCCTGGCAGGATTTCCAGTTCGAGAATGCCGCCGGAGAGGTCTCGTCCATCGCCGCCGTCCAGGTCGAGATCTTGGCCGACGCAACCGTGAGGCTCACCGCATGAGTGCCGTAGCCTACCGCCTCAGCATCGGCTCCGCCGAGTACGATGTGACCATCGGCACCGCGCAACTGGTCCGCCTCGTCGCCGGCGCGGACGGCGCACCGGGGGCCGACGGCGCGGACGGCGCACCGGGGGCCGACGGCGCGCCAGGCGCGGACGGCGCACCGGGGGCCGACGGCGCACCCGGCGCGCAAGGCCCCGCCGGCCCCGGAGTCCCTACCGGAGGGGCGGCCGGGTCCGCCCTGGTCAAGGCCGACGCGACCGACTACAATACCCGTTGGGTCGCGGTCCCTGCGGCCGTCGGCCAAATCTGCCGGTTCCCGGGTGGCGCTCCGTCGGCCCGGTGGCTGGCGTGCGACGGCTCCGCGTACCTCCAGGCGACATACCCCGCCCTGTATGCCGCGGTCGGCATACTGCACGATTTCGCGTCGATAAAGGTCGTATCGACGGGGCGTTCGTTCCACAACTACGGAATCGTCGAGACCGGGGGATACCTGGTGACGTGTCCATATAGCGACGTCTACCGGTCCGCCGACTACGGGGAGTCCTGGCAAACGGTCGTCGGGGCCACCTTCCACCATTATGGATACCTGGCGGTAATTCCCGGAACGACCCCCCGAATCGTCGCCGGCACCGGCTCGGGCCGCGTGTATACCTCGGACGACGCCGGGGCGACCTGGACGCGACGTGACGGAGTCGGAAACGACCCGTTTTCCGGGACGGCAGTCAATGCCGCAATATGGACGGGAACTTCCGTCCTGTTGCTCGGCAACGACGGCAAGGCGGCGCGGACCCTGGACGGGGAGACGTTGACGGCGGTCAACACGGGGACCGCGGCGCACTTCGCCGGGCTAGACGTGCATTCGGGGACGATTGCGGCCTACTGCACGACCTCCGCGGCCAGGTATTCGCTAGACGACGGGCAGACCTGGGGTGCGGGGATAACCGGGACGACGTCGAACCGGTCCTACCTGGTGACCTGGTGCGACGCCTGGGATTGTTTTGTCTCGATTGGGGACAACAACCATTACACGGTTTCCCTCGACGGAATCCATTGGTCCGCCAACCTGTTTTCGTCGGGTTCGCACTACGCGTTCATGCCCCTGGGCGACGGGATGCTTGTCGGCGGGGTGAACGGGTCTAACGACTTCCAGCCGACCCTCGGGTCGTCGGCGTTCGTGCGCTTACCTCTAGCGGACCATTCCGGGGTTCATACCCGGGGGATGTTCCATTGTTCCGACGGTTCGGTCCTTTTCGGCACCGGGTATACCGGCACAAAAACCGCGAAACTGCTATACGGGTTTAATTCCGCGACTAGTTTCCGGGTCCCCAAAGCCGGAACGGATGCCGGCATATACGCGGACTCCTACATCTACGCGGGGGAGGCGTGACCATGACCCTGTACCTTTGCGACGCCCGGATGGTCTACACGGGCCGGACCGTCGAGTACGACCCCGCGGGCGGCGGCCCCCTGCCGGCGCGCGCGGTCGACGTCGCCCCGCCGGCCGGCATCGCGCAATGGGCGGGGAACCGGTGGGTCGTGCTGCCCGAGTACTCGCCCGCCCCGCCGGAACCCCTGCCGCCGGTGCCGACCTACAGCAAGCTCAAGATTGTTGAGGTGATCGACGGCATGGGCAAGCTTGACGAGTTCGCCGCCCTGCTGCTCCACGCGCCGACCCGCATTCAGATGCGCTGGTCCGCCGCCGGATCACTGGCGGGCGACGATGCCGACCTGCGACAAGTCATTGCCATGATCGCCGATGCCTGGATGCTCTCCCCGGAACAAGTCGCCGAAATCCTCAAACAGTGCGAGGCATAGCATGGCCCGGCAGGTTCCCGTCTACTACGATGTTGTCGCCGACGTGCTCCGCGACGCCGCCGGGGCGCAGCTCAACCGCGAGCTCTACCCGTTCATCTTCTACCAGGAGCAGCCGATCTTCCAGGTTACCCTGGTCACGGATTCTTCCTTGACCCCCTACGCTATCACCGGCTCGCCCTCGCTTTCCGCCGTGATCGACGACGACTTCGACGCCGCCGAGGACAAGATGTGCAAGACCCTCGCGGCGGGGATCAACGTGGCCGGCGACTGGATCGGCGGCGGCAATGCGAACCTCGCGCTCGGCCAGGTCAGCATCCAACTCGACGCGAACACCGTCAACTTCGGCACCAAGATCAGCGGCCGCAAGACGAAGGAGGCCGGACTCGAAATCTCCCTGCGGTCGGCGGTGGACGGCTCGCTGATCGGCGCCTTCGACTTCCCGGTCGTCTGCCGCAACCTCCGCGACCAGGCCGTTGATCCGCCGCCCGCCCCGGTCACCGACTACTACACCAAGGTCGAGGTTGACGCGATTCTCGCGCAGCTCGTCCGCCAGCCGGTCCGCTACCTGGAGATGGTTGACCTCACCACCAGCGAGCAGCGTTACCTCGCCCTCGACGACGGATCCTTCGTTGACCTGACCACGACCACGACCACAACCACGACCACGACAACGACCACCACCACGACAACGACAACGTAAGCGCCCGGCATGAAGTGGCTAACCAACCTTCTGCGACGTGCCCTGGCGATATGGCAAGCCATGCCGCCGGAGAAGCGCCAGCGCCTCAAGGAGCAGGCCCGCAAGATCAGCAACCAAGCAAGTAAGAGGTAGTCCATGGACTGGCCCATTGCCTTTTCTGCCGCGGCCTTTGGCGTCATGCTGACCGGCACGATCGGGGGATTCGTCTGGTTGATTCTGCGCCTGGCGCTGGAGCCGCTGAAGTCTGACATCGACGAGCTGAAGTCTGCCCTGCGCCCGATGGAGCTCAAGCTCAAGTCTGAGGCCGAAATCCAGCGGATGACCGACCTCGCAATCGCCCGCCATGTTGAGGACTGCCGGCAGCGGAGCCCATCCTTTCGCCCCTCACAGACCGACAGTCAGCGCATCTCCGCATCTTGCGTGATCGCGGGCGTTGTCGCGCTGCTGCTGGCCTGCGGATGCCAAACCAATCCCATGACGGCCCCGGCCCGGGCGTTCCTGGACAGCGTCGGCCCGGAATATCTCGCCTATGTGGAGGCCGACCCGACGCTCGACGAGGCGGCGCGGCGGGCCAGGCGCGCGAACTGCGCGGCGTTCCGGCTGCTCGTCGAGGAGGCGGAACGTGGACAGTAAGACCATCCTGGGCATCGTCATGGCCGCGGTCGAGGCCGAACTGGAATCCTACAAGGATGACCTGACCGAGGCGCAGAAGGAACAGGCGGCCACGTGCGCCAAGTACCTGGCCGAGGAGATGCTCGCGCTGGCCATGGCCCAGGACGAGCAGAAGAAGGACTACCACCGCAAGAACATCGTCCACTACCAGGCCGCGCTGCTCTCGATCTCCGCGATCATGCGCATCCGGGCCTACAACTCGACCATCAACGTGATCGGCCGGGTGTTGGCGGGCATCGCCATCGCCACCGGCAAGGCGCTGGTCTGACATGATCGAGTTCCTCACGCCCCTCGACTACAGGCACCTCTCCGGCGAGGAGATCATGCTGGTCGCGCCGTTCGCGGTGGATCTGCATGGCGAGCTCGTCCTGGTGCCGCCGGGCTTCATCAGCGACGGCGCGAGCATTCCGCGCATTGCCTGGCGGGTCGTTGGCCATCCCTTCGCCGATTATCTGGAGTCGGCCATCCTTCACGATTGGCTCTATTCGACCGAGTTCTTCCCGAGGGAAGGCTGCGACTCGGTATTTCTGCAGGCCATGGAGGCCCAGGAGATCGCGGCCTGGCGCCGCATGGCCATGTGGCGGGCCGTGCGCGATTGGGGCTGGCTGACCTGGCGCCGCCACGAGCCCGAGCAGCTGCTCGCCAACCTGTCCCTGTTGAGCGACTACGAGGCTGGCATCAACAACCCCGAACAATGGGCCAGCCCGTTGGGGCCGGCCTGGGAGGCGTCCCCATGGCCGGAGGCAAGTGTGGCATGACCACCGAAGTGTACAGCCGAGTGTGCGGCTACCACCGGCCGGTGCGCTGCTGGAACCATGGCAAGCGGGAGGAGTTTTCCGACCGTGCGAAGTTCGCCCTGCCTGCGCCCCTGCCGCCAAGGGAGTCGCCATGCCCATAGCCGTCTTCAGCCCTGCCGACGCAAAAAGAATCGGTGCCGTGGTCCGCCGGGTCGAGAAGCTTCCCGGCGGCGATCAGGTCATTCGGCGACGGAAGAAGACCCGCAGCGAACCCTTCGGCATCGTATGGGCCAAGACCACGGCGTCCACCAACGCGCACGAGTACACGGTCTCGATCTACAAGGAGTACGACTGCTCGGGTACTGCTGTGGCGACCAGCCAGACCATGTATGTCCCGGCCCAGTTGCACAAGTTCTCCGAGTCGTTTGCCAACAATACCATCTTCCCGGTAGTGCCGTATAGCAGCAACTGGGTGGCCATCTCTGCGCCGCTATACACCCCGAGCGGTTCGACGCAGTATTTCCTCTCCGTCACCGGTGGCGAGCTTGAGTGGATCGAAGCCGCCGAGTTCGAGTGCCCATCGTGAGCACGTTGTGCATACAGGGCGGGAAGCTGGCCACGCAGGGCGGCAAGCCGTTTTTGCTCTCGCAGGAGGACTTCGAGGACTGCTGCTGCGGGGAGCCGGATACCGCATGCTGGAACACGAAGAGTTCGGAATACGGAATATATCGGATGTGGACATCATGGGACCCTGAGACCGATTGCCTCATGCCCACCACATGGGAACCATCCCTTGGTTATCCTGGCTCTTGGAGCGGATGGCAATGTGGCGAAAAGTGTGCGGACGGGTCGCCTGGATGGAACATTACAGGCCCAACAGCGGGGGCATTTTGGACTGCATGGTGGGTGGACTGCCAAGCTCACGAATGCACAATAGATGGTGATTGCAGCGGACTTACGCCCAACGAGCCAGTGGGAATGCCGCCAGACCCGCCGCCAGCCTGTTTATAATTTAGGAGACCGCCATGCCTTGCAAAGGATGCAAAGACCCGCGCCCCATTCAGGGGGCGACCGTCCACGAGTGGGACTTCTTCGAGCGCGTCTTTGCCAGCCTCCCCCGCCTCGCCTCCGAGCCGAGCTGCATGGAGTGCGTGGAGAAGCACCTCGGCGTGGCGCAGGTATTGGCGGGCGAGGTCTTCGACGGCCACCCCGGCCACCTCAAGCTCATCGGCAACCTCCGGCTGGCCGAAGAGCATAGCCAAGACTGGCCCGCCCTGCACGACGCCCTCCGCGAGGCCCGGCGCGGCTACCAGTCCCGGCGCACGATGCCGGACTGGGCGGCGCTGGAGCGGTTGGCGGCGGCAATCCGGTAGAACTGCTGTAGAACTTCACCGCCGGCCGCAAGTTTCTACTTCTGCACAAGTCCCTGCGGTGCAACTAGCATCCCCAGCGGGATTCGAACCCGCGTTGCCGGATCGAAAATCCGGCCCGATGGATGGGCATAGACTGTTATAGCCTCACCTGGACAAGGCCGAAATATCGGCGGGCGCGGAAAAACGGTAGAACTTCTGTAGAACTATCCGGCCGTCTTGCGCAGGGCGGGATAGGCGTCCAGGGACAGGGCGCCGGGAGCGTCGGTGTATCGCCTGGTCATGCCCACCGCAACGTGGCCCAGGATGCCGCGCAGATCCTCCAGGGGGATGCCGGCTACCCGCGCCCTGGTCGCAAAGGTGGCCCGCAGGGAATGAAATCCGCGCCGTTCCCCCTCGACCTTGCCGATGCCGGCTGACACCATCAGCCGATAGAACTGCTGCGACAGGTTCTGCCGACAATGGTCATAGGTTCGCGCCTCGCCAGGGAAAAGCGCATCGGTCCGCGCCGGCCACCGATCTAGCACCTTGCGCAGTTCGGGGTGGACCGGCAGCACCACTGCCCGGCCGCTCCGGGCCGTCTTCGCCGGCACCAGCTCGAGCCAGGCAAGGTCA